TTATTCCTCCGGTACACTAATTTCAGGTAATCCGCCAATACTAGTCAGCAACGAGACGATGCCTGACAAAAACGCTGATGAAATTACAACTCGCCAATCAACAGCTTCCAATAATGCAGATGCTCCAATAACACCAACAGCAGTTTGAGCAATTGTCTTTAATGCTCTGATACTTGCATAATAGCCATATTGAATCCACCATTCTTTACTATATTTTTTCATTTACAAATACCTCCTATCCTAATAATAGTATTTAAATCGTTTGTACACTGTACAAAATAAAAGACCGTATTTAACGGCCTTATTGATACATATTAAACATGTCTCGTATATGTGTCTTAATCATTGTTTTTTCTTCATCTGAATCAACGCATCCATGAATCATAGTTACGATTTGTTGCATACATTTCATAGTCTTATCTAATTCACGATGAGACTTTTCTAAATCCATATCACCTTTTGTACGCTCATATTCTTCTTTGAACGCTTTATATTTTTTCAAATGTTCTGCAAGCTTATAAACAATATCTTCTGTTTCTGGATCATGAATATTATATCCATCATTATCTTCTTTTAATCTTGCGACAGTTGAAACTCCATCTTTTCCTATCTCAATTTGATATTTATTTCTCATTGCTTCTATAGTTTCAATGTCTTTGATATTATCTAAAGCTTGAGATAATGCGTGGAAATAAGATTCTGCATATCCGTATTTCTCTAACATGTTTACTGACTCATGCATTATCTTTTCATTAACTTCCATTGCTTTATGCATATTTTTCACCTACGCAATCTTTTTAATGATGATATTTGCATTTTGAACAGATAGATCTAAACCACTGTTATTTGCTAATGCAATTGTATAAGATGCACCACATGGTACTTGAATTAGAGTGTCTCCACTCACATTTCCATACGCACTTGCAGTTGCAACAGTGTAAATAGATTGTGTTCCTCCAATTGCTTCTCCGTTTTGTTCAAGTACTAAAGAAGCCACTCCTGCCGCTGCACTCGTAATATCCGCGGTATAAGACACTTCATAGATGCCTTGTTTTGTTAGTGTAAACAATCCACTTCCTAGATCGTGTGCCAACCATCCTTTACATGGACACTGGCATGATTTGCTTCTTACACGATCTGTAGGAAATAATACATTATTTGAATTAGTGACTGTCTGAACAGCCGTAGCAATACTATTAATCATTTCTTTTATCCTCCTATTAAAATAGGGATAGCCTTTCGACTATCCCGTTAAATCCAAAGGCAATTGCCTAATCACATATGTGCTAGATTATAAG